CCAACCTTGAGACCATTCCACTCAACAATCATTTCTGCAAGGCGATACCGAAACCCGGAACGATCCGAAAGACCCCAAGCCCTTTTACCAGATGCATGTCTTGCCATTAATTAACCCGAAGATATTGAATACTTGGCTGAAGTTTCAGCGGCACCCTGTCCTCGTCCTCATCTGCTGCACGTTGGAATTCTTCCTCGTACACAGCCTTTAAAAGTTGAATTCTATCGGGGGCCTTTTTCATAGCTATATAATAAGCTAGACCCGCTACCATACAAGGGTAGAAACGGAATGGTGCGTCCGTTGTGTTAACTAAAGTGTCAGCATCATCCATCCGTTGCACAAAATAATAAACTAAGGTGTCTGTAGATTTATCCGGGGTAGGCCATAGTGTGACTTGTGGCAATATTTGACGATTGTAGTAATACTGACTCGGGCGACCTTCCGTTGTTTTTGTGGGTAAAGTTAGATAATCTCCTCTAGACATGCGATCTAATTCAAAGTCGGTTCCATCACGGCGTATTACCACTTCTAGTAAATCTGTGTAATCTGCGGTGAATGTGTATGTAGCTGTGCCAGATGTCAAAGCTTGTGTGCCCTGTTTAACTGTCCACAGGTTAAGACCTCGGTTAGCCCAATCAGCAAACATCAAATTAAGAGAGCGTCTCGCTGTTTTAAAGTCATAACCAGTACGAGCTTCTAATCCACAACGCTCATACGCCTCTTCAATAATCTCAGCGACGTTTAGCTCGAAGTTTCTGGATCCTGAAAGGGCCATTGATTAACCTTTCTTTTTTCTTCTTAAAGACTTAACTCTTCGCGGCTTACCCGCTGGTTGACCTAAACTTTTCTTCTGCGCTATCCTACTACGTTTTTCTTTAGCTGTCATTTCTTTGGAGGTTTTGGGAGTTTTAGAGGAGATACGTTTGGAGGGGCGGCAATATGGAGTACCCCGTTTTTCACCTTTGCGACGCCCACACGGTTTCCCCGTGGAAACGTCCTTCCACTCTTCCTTGAACCACCTCTTGAGTGCTGCACCTTTTTTTGTCTTTCTAACAGTCATTTACAAGATTCTTTCTATACCTCTGAAGATCTGGCTACGGATACCATCATTAAGATAAAAGCTCCAACAGCCACAACAATAACAAAACATATTCCAAGAGCTACCTTTATGTTTTCCATCATTTCTTCTTGTTTAAGAATAGCCTCTCTTCTAGCCCTCATAGCAGCTTCCTTGGCTTCCTGTATTCTTTTCTGCCTCTCTTCCAAAATACCCTTCCATGTGCCCGGACCAAAACGCATATCCACCATGGTGGCTACTTCTTGTAACTTTTCTGCCGCTATCCTAGCGTCAATAACCTCACGAGCTACAGACTCTACACCAAACTGATCTGTCAGACCAACGCCGGATTTCTTATTTCTGGCCTCGTTTACCTGCTTTTGACCCGCGAATAATGCGTCTATCTGACTTGCGATATCTCCTATGTCATTCGCCGTGCCAATGGCACTCTTGATACCATCAACAGCACTTTTAACTAAAGCTATCCCAGCCAATGCCGTTGATACTGGTTCCATAACTATCTCTTTGGTACAGGTTTACAAATTGCATGCATCTTCAATCTTTTCCCCTCTCCCGTAGGAACAGGGGGTTGTGCTGAAAGTTTGGACGAAAAGTATAAACATCTGTCCATGTCCTTAAATTTCTGTGTCTTATCTATCAAGCTACCATTCAAATACACAAACAACACAAACTCAATCACGGTCTTAAAACGATGGCACCGCTATCAATATATCTTGGTTGTACGGTACTTGAACGTCCCTCCTTTTGCTTTCTTCTTACTGTTTCCCCAGTTTGCTGCGCCGACTTTTCTGCATTTGGCGATAGCCCCGCTTGCATACGCCGACGGGAAGACTTTATAGCGTCGTTTAACTTTTTGGTAACATGCATCTTTAGCCATTCCTCTTTTTCCTCTTTTTCTTTACCTTCCTTTTACCGGGCGGATTTTTAATTTGCTTTGATATCGAGCTTCGCGAGATTGTCATCATATGTTCTCCCTGTAAAATCCTCCCACATGGGTCGTATCATTCCATGAAGTTGATCTATCTTTTCGTTATTAGCATCAATCTTCAAAGCCATCACAGCCACATTCTTGTCAACCTTAATCAAAGTTGACGAAATCCATGTGAGTCCTGTGGCACAAACGCCTATAAAGGCTACAAAAACTGTCCCTGCTACAAACTGAGAGCTTAACATTTCCACCTTCTCCTCGCTTGGCGCAGTCTTGAATTTGGATTCTTAGCCGCTTTTGGAAACTTTTTCATCTGTCCTGCTGATCTAGCGCAGAATGACTTACGTCTTTTAGCGTCTTTGCTGCCCTTCTTTACTTTGCCAGTAACGGCAGTCTTTAACTTTGACCCCGGGTTGGCGCGGCGGTACGCCGCCACACCAGCCTTGGTCATTCCCGCTCCAGACTTTGTGGAGCGGAAATTCTTCTTGTTACGCTTTGGCATTTTGGCTTGTCTTCTAGCCATTATCCAAAGAACCCAGTAAGCGAATCTATGTTGGTAAGTGTCACATGACACTCATCATCGAAGATCATGCCATGGTCAGGTATGGTGATTTGATTATCATCGGACTGATGAAAAACCATTGACAACTGTGTCGCACCACTACTGCCATTTTTAAACACCACCGCAGGTGACCCGCTTCCAGCCGTTTTTACATAAAAAGCTTTTAAACGAGTTCTGCCACCCAGAAGTGTTCCGGTGGATGTAACTGTTTTTGCTGTGATAGAAGCAGCCATTCCGCCCTCCTATTAAGCAAGGTTGTTATTCTGCTGGTACAAGATTGTAAAACGAACAAGACCCGCACTTGTTGCAGCAGAAGCTGTCACAGTCAAACGAATGTCTGCTGTACCAGTATCCTGCCAAGCTAATGCAGCACCAGCCTGAGTTGTTGGATACTTGCGACCAGCAGTTGTTCCACTTGCAAATGTATTCAGAATTGTAGCTGCGCCACCCACAGTGTCACCGACACTAAGGTTAGTTGTTCCACTTGCTGCGGTGATAACGTCAATCACACAGTCAATAATCTGAGAGTTTGCAGGGATAACAACGTCAGTGACTTGAGCAGCTAAAGCACCGCCGGATAAGTCTGCTGAAAACGTCTGAGCCATAACAACCTGACCGACGTTAGCAATGTTTGAGCCTAAAGTCGTGCCTGTTGTGTTCTTAATAGTTCCGGCCTTAATAGGACCAGAGAAAGTAGTAGTAGCCATTTAAGTCTCCTGTCGTGGCTAGTGTCAACCGCACCGTGCAGTTGTCAGGAATAAAACATTGTACAACAAAAAAGGGCAGCATGGAAGCTGCCCTTTAATATCATTTTACCTACACTTATGCGCCCGGTGAACCGAACACTGCGCGAGGATCTGAGAAGCCGAAGCTGTAACGCTCACGAGCTTTGTACCGCATGTTGCCAGTGTCGAAGTCTGGATCCATTGCAGTTGACAAAGCCAAACGCTCAAAATGCTTGAAGCCGTTTGGTGCATCAGTCTTAATGAAAAATGCATCCGTATCAGTTAAGAAGTCGTTGACTACATAACCGTTAGGAAGCATGCCCATTGAGCGCAATGCATTAACGTCGTTGTCTGCTGTACCTACCCGAAGGTTTGATACCATGAGACGCTCGGCAACAAACTGAAGCTGACGAGGAACGATAAGCTTCATGCCTTTAAGGGCGATGATCAAACCGCGCTCATCAACAAAACCAGCGATGCTGATAAGTGAGTCTTCAAGAGAAGTCTCATTCAAGTCAGCAGCAGTTGCTGGCTCATTGGCGAATGTGCCACCACTTGTAAGCGGGTGATTAGTGGCGCAGAGAGCAACACCGTCACCACCAGCAAATGCGCCAGCGGAGAATGCATTGTTAAGAACTGCGGCAGCTTTAACCTGCTTTGTGTGTGCCATCGAACGAGCGAGAGCACGAGTGTACCGAGAAGCAAGACGATCATAAAGATTGTCCTCAACTGCTTCTTCAGTGATTGAGAAGGCCATTGCCACTGTCTCGTGGTTGTAACGAGCAGTGTAAGCTTCGTTGGCATCATCAAAAGTGACAC